TGTTCTGTGGAGTTATTCTTGTTTTGATTATTTCTAGTTTCATTGTTCTATTATTTCAATTAGTTTATCGACTGGATTTTCTATATCTGTTCCACCATCGTCGATTGTTATCCTTCTTCTTTCCTCTCTCAAATGTTCTGGGTGTTTAATCGCTTTCTTAATTGCCTTTTCCATTTTTTTCATATTTTTTACACGCACACAGGCGTTAGAGAATTCGTGTTTGATTTCTTTGTATTTATCATTTCCCTGACAAGCCTTAGGTATCCATATATCAGCAATGATAACAGGTATATCTAGTGACTGTGCTAGTAGTTCGAAAGTAGATTCAGAGATAGCAACGACAACATCAGCTTTACTTAATACGTCAGCAACTATTTCAAAATGATCGGGAGAGTTCCTGTCAGAAGCAACAACGTTATCATATTGATCAAAAGTATGTTCTCCATTTAAAACTTTAGTTATGATGTTTACACCTGGTATTTTTCTTAAAAAACTAGCTACTATATTATTCTCTGGAACTTCATCTCCCCAGTGTTCTGGACTGAATACTACATTAATTCCTTCGTGCTTCTCTCTTGGTTTAAGTTTTCTAAAGATAGGTGTTCCTGTAACCTTTATTCTATCCTCAGGATTTCCACAACTCATGAGTCTCTGTTTATCATTTTCACTCCATAAGCATGCAAGGTCGCAAATAAGTTTCTCGTTGAATGGAGGAAAGATTCTTGATGTTCCACGTCTTCCATGTTGAACAAGGATTGTTTTTATTCCTCTAGATTTTACATCTTCTAAGAATGTATCATTACCATATTGATGAACTTCATTCCAAGTAATAAGAACATCAATCTGTTTAAGTAGACTCTCTCTATCTTTTTCCTCTATTGTCATAAATAACTTATGACCACGTCCTTTTAGTTTTTCAATTAAATCCGTATTGACACCATTCCAGTTACATATAGCGATATTCAATTTTTTCTTTTTCATGTTATTGATTTAAGATTGGAGCACCACCTTCTTTTTGACATGCCTTCTCCCATTCTATTCCGATAGCATCAGTGCTTCTATTTTCATGAACCCAAGCTTGCTGTTTCTCAAGTAATTTATTTCTAAAGTCTTTATCAACGATAAGTTTTTCTATTTTGTTATACCATGACTTAAAAGTATTCTTTGCTGTATACCCTACTTCTTCTGAATAAGGTAATACATCCGAAGCAACAGTTACTGTTCCTACAGAAGCATATTCATAGAATTTAATACATGACTTTCCTCTATTGAACTCAGTATCCACAAGTGGAGCTAGTCCTATATCAAAGTCACAACGTGACAATACTGAAGGGTGTAGTTCTGGTGGCATAAATGGAACGTGCCACATTCTTATTTTTTGTAATTTGGTTTGGAAGTCAACAGCTGCTTGTAAATATTCTTCTTTTTCCGGCTGTAGTTTCTCAGCAAGTATTCTATTATAAGCATACATTGCAGCTTCAAGTGGTTCACCTACTAATCCGTAAAGAGTAAATAGGAAATCATGTTTTTCTGATAGTGCTGTAATAACATCAGCTATCAAATCTAAATCTTTCCAGTGAGATGCTGCACCTGCATATCCTATAACTAGAGTATCTCCATGTTCTCTTGGTCTTTCAAGATACATATTTTCATCTGCACAGTTAGAACATATGTATATCTTCTTTTTAAAGTATTTCTTGAATTTCTTAGCTAGAACTTTAGAAGGAGTAATGACTGCGTCAGCAACTTTAATCATACCTTCGTATTGGTCCTTCATTGCGTTTGAAGTTAATACTGATGGATTGTCTTTTGCTACACTCCAGAAATCATCGTCCATATCATAAAGGACTCTCTTTCCTCTTTTTTTATATTCTTTCATCCATTTTATTGGATCATATTGTTGTGGATAAGTTCTTCCAAAGATAACAGTATCTGGCCAATCCAATAGGTGTTCAGGGAATGTTCCTCCCATAGCAACTTGTTTGATTGCGTGTCCTCTTTGTCCAAGTGCATTACTTGGTATCTGTTGTCTGTGGAACCATATACCATGTTTCCAACAGTCGACAGTATCTGTTATAAAAAGTATTTTCATATAATTATTTTTTTAAGAATTCTATAAAGTTTTTATTTTCCTTGATCTCTTTTTGTTTGTTAACAAGATCTGTTCTTCCTTTGCTTACAAAATCAGCAGAACCTCCATTAAGGATTCTGTCCATTATGTAACTTTCTAATAGTTCGTTCACTGCGTTTAAATATCTATACTGGCCATTTAGTCTTTTTTTAGCTAACCAAGCATAGTAAATATTAATTAATTTTTCCATTTTTTTATTTAGTTACCCCCATCTACTTCTCACGGATGCCATATAAGGATCTATGAGAAGTAGACGAGGTATATGGCTTAATAAATTCCTCGTCTTGATAATGCTTAAGCGTTAGCTGTAGGCATTGTCATGTTGATTCCACGTGATTTGTTGTTAGTAAATACGTTTGAACCATAAACAGTCCATGTTATATAATTTGAACCTAGTCTGTCTGAAAGTTTTCTAACTTCCAAAGCAGGAGCTCTCATCATAACTACATCGATTGTTCCTTTCTTACCAAAGTAACATGCTCTACCTGGGGTTGTTCCAGATGCGTTTGCACCTGATAGACCTCCGATAATACCGTTACCTGCTGCTGGAGCTATAGCTGACATATTTCCTGTTACTAAGTTATTAGAAACATAAATTTGGAAGCCCATAAAGTCTCCTGCATATCCATTTCTCAAAGTTGCATCTGCTACGTTGAAACCTACGCTTGCTGCTTTAGTTTCTATAGCTGCTGCTAGTTTTGGAGAAATAATTGCACACCAATCTCCTGTTTCCTCAACATTCTTAGTTCTTAAGAAAGCTCTTGCTCCTGCGAATACATTTATGATGTTTGCTGATGATCCAGAAACTGGAGCACCATTAGTTCCACCAGAAATAATATCTGCATTGTCCACAGGCATGAATCCTGTAGTTCCAGTAATGTTTGCGAAAACGTCTTGGTCTATTTTATCTTTTAATTGATAAGCTGCTTCTGTAGCAAGTTCTCTAGCTTGGTCAACGTTAAGAGTCAAAGCTCTAGGATCATCAACGTAGAAAGAACAGTGTTTATAAGAAGAAACTACCAATGTATCGAACGCCCAGTCTTGATTCGTAACTGTAATAGCTGAACCAGGAGCATAGGTTTGTGCTGATAGAGAACCGAAATATGGAACGTGTACAGTATCACCATTCTTAACGGTGTCTGATAGTTTCATATTTGCAACCTCCATAGCTACAAGTGACTTATACAAAGGAACCTGGACCATTGCTGACCATAATTCGGGCTGTATAGCACTTACATCATTTGCTGCCATAATATTTTATTTTTACCTTTGTGTTCCGATGTGTGTCCTGTCTGCTCTAGGTCTAAATTCTTTAAAAAGATTTGCTTCTTTAAGTATCTTTTCCTTTTCTTCGATAGAGGCACCAGCCAATTTCTCAGTCAAGCTTTTAGGCTTGTCAGATTCGGACTGCGTTCCACTAGGTGTTAAAGTAGACTTTTCTTTTTCAGCTTTTGCCTGATAGGCTGTCTGCCAAAGTTGAAAGTCTTCATCCTTACGGATCTCAGATAGAGGTCGTCCCGTGAGTTTGTGTTCTCTTGCGAGTTTTTCTTTCTCACGCTGATCTAATCCCTCTAATGAGGCACTTATGTCAATATAATCTTCGACATCAAGCGGCTTACTATCCTTAGCTACAAGAACTTCTGGTTTCTCTTTCAATTTAGAAAGTTGGTCATTAACTTCCTTGAATCTTGAATAAGGAACCACTTTTTCCTCGACTTCTTTAGGTTCGGGTTCTGGTGTTTTTTCGTCTTCACTGACGATGACTTCGACAGCTTCCTCCGTTGTCTCAACCTCTTCAGGTGATGACTCCTGATTTACATCAATTTTATGTTCATCCATAGTTTTTACGTTTTTTACGGGAACGACCCGAACTACGTTAATTAATAATACTATTCATATTTTCTATTTTCGCCTTTTGGTTCGACCTTAGGCTTATTAAGAATAAAAGAGAATAGTTTATCTAAAGTTGCTAGTGCGTGTTTTCTTCCTATCGTGTCTTCCCAGTCTACACACTGACTAACATTGTTAATTTTTGAGTATTCTTCATTTAAAAATTCCTCAAGAGCTCTCCCATATTGGGAGGTCTTAAGTGATTGTAATATTTTTTTGGATTCTTCTGATATCATTATATTGTTTGGTTAGCTGGTCCTGCTAATGCACCCCCTCCTAACTGTGGTGCTGATACTCCTCCTCCTGCTCTACCAGGTTGGTTTGGAACCATATCTTGCATGTCTTTCTTTTCAACATCAAAGAAGTCATTTGGATTTATTCCGCCATCTTCCATATAACTCATTAATATCTTTTTCTTAAGTGGGTCTGTAATCATTGTTGGATCAGCTGTGATAGCTTGGATTACTGCAAACTTTGCAGCTGCCTTAACTCTTGTATCAACTGATTCACCTGTAATGTCTATATCAATATCATATTTAACTCCTTCATAATGTCCTTTTGGAACTGTAATAATTTTTTCTTTTTCTTGTTTGATTGATTCTTCAACTGCAAGTCCTACAGCATCTTTTTCTTCGTTTGTTGGGAACTTACCAAAGTTTACCATTGAACGTATTAATTCTTTCAAAACTAACTCACCCTTTACCATTCCAATATAAGTATCTAAATCTTTTCCAACTAATCTAATAGTGTGTTCTTTGTTGGAATCTTTCTGCCATTGTGGGATGATAACTTTATAAATCATTTCTTTCACATCCATTGCGATGTTCTCTTGAATACCTTCAAAGTATGAAAGTGTTTGTTGTGTTGCTAACTGTGCTGAACCAAGTGGGGTTCCTGCTGGAAGTCTTTCTCCTTGGATTACATCATATGAGAAAGTAAGTTCACTTCTATTACCCATCCACTTATCAGTCTCCTGATTAAAGAATGCCAAGTTTCTATCTGACATATCTACTTGTGTAATTTCTGAGTCTCCAGTTATAACTTCACCATTTCTCTTTTCTGTTTTAAGGTTACCAGCCATATTAGAATCTCTGCTAAAGAATAATCTTAGTGCTGCCCAATAAGAAGTTTTTGATTGTAGGTTTGCTATTTCGTTTAATCTAATTTGAGGTTCGAATAAAGTTTCAACAACTCCAATGCCTAACCATCTTCCTGACATTCTTTCTGAATGGAATTCCCAATAAACTTTTTCTAATTCTTCTTGTGTGTATTCCTCTGAAGATAACAAAACACCTGGCTTTGCTATTGAGAGGTTTCCGTATTGGTCAAACTCATCAACTCCAACATCTGCTATATAAAGTCTTCTATATGAATATGAATCTTTTTCTTCGTCATAAACTTCTCCATATCTTTCGTATATTTTAATGTGAGATGTTTCTTTCATTTCGTGATACATCTTTATAGTATCGTCAATATCTTCTTTTTCCCATTTCATTTTCTTTGCAATCTTTCTAAATTCTGGAACTGTATAGTTATGAATTTCTATTATGTGATTTGCATCATCGATTTTTTCTGCTGACTGTTCAACAACAAAATTTCTTAGGTCTACGAAATAAGGTTTTCCATCTACTATCTTTAGAACAACTGAACCGAATATTGGAAGTTCTCTAAAAATTCTATTTAATACTTTTCCGAATTGTATGTCTCTCATCCAGTATTTTAAATCTCTTTCCATGAACCAAGTCTTCAAAGGATTTCCCCCACTTGAAGTTAACATTCTTATATTCTTTGTATCGAAATCTACTGCCTTCGAGAAAACTTTACAAGGATTCTTTACTATATTATTGAAATACTTTCTATCTCCTTCATCATCTATATCTCCAGAAGTAAATTTGGAATTATAATAAAAGAAGATTTTCTGAATAGTGTCGTATTGATTGAAAGAAAGCCCAGGAACAATTTGAACTTGCTTGGACTTAAAGTCTTCTATCTCACGATTTATCGTTTTTAATAAATTACTCATTTATTTTATTATCTTAACCATCTTTGCTTAGACTCAGGTATTGATGGATCCATTTTGGCAATATCGACTTTCTTAATTTCGATTTTTTTCTTAGATACTTCCTTCTTTATTGCTTTTATTTTTGCCATAGATTTAAATTAGATTACTAATGCTATAAGTATACCACGAAATTATGAATATTGAAAACTTCGAACTGTTTTTGGACGTGCTTTTGCAACAGCTCTTTCCTCAATCTTCTTAGGATTGAAATCCCAGAAAGCTAACATGGTAGACATGACGTCATCATCGTGAAAACCTCGTGCTGCACCAGCCCCAGATTGTGTTGCTTGGTCAGTCCATAAGAATACCTTCATCTCTTCTATAGTTTTCCTATCATATATGTGTGGAGCCTTATCCCTTAAGAGTCTTTGGAAGTGTGTTATCAAATGCTGTTTAGATTCGTATGACATTCTGAACCCTAATTTTTCTGTCTCCTTATCCTGCTTATAATTTGTTATCTTCTGTGTATAAACTCTCAAGTCTCTTATCTCTCTAATAAGTGCTTGACCAGCTGCATTACTCTCAGGAATGATAAGTGGTCTGTTGTATTTGTAATATAAAAATTTTATTTTATCAGCTAATCCAATAATAGGTAATTTCCCGTTAAATTTAGCTACCTTCCTTCCAGAGTTAGATACAACGGATATAGATGACGGATCTACGATACCCTCTGATGGGTCCACTCCCATTCGATATTCCTCACCAGTGATTGGTTGCTCATATATCTCACACTCTTCCAGAATTAACATAGGCTTTCTTTGTTGTGCTTCTAACA